GAGAAAGTTTATTGCTTGCCGTGTGCCATCTACTCCATTGTTGAGAACTTCATCTTCTATGTGTTCTAGATGTAAGTTCTTTTCTTCATTTATAAATTGTTTGAAACTCTGCATAATTTTTGCATAACTCGTTTCAAACTATTTATGTTTATTAAAGATTAAGTATTGTAGATTTTTGGCAGGATGATATTGGGTTGGTGAAATTAAATGTATGTTGAAAATCAGAACATGTTGATGCATTTAATTTGGCAAGATATAGGTCTTGAATGGAAATTGGATCATTATGCTGACACGTAAGCATGACTTTCCAACAGATATATGATGGATGACCAACATCTCTCATCCAGTCATATGTTTGTAAATACCATTTTGTTTTAGTATTTTTAACTTTTTCATTCAAAGAATTTTGTGCTTTGACGTTTTCTTTAAAAGCAGTAAAATCTGATTTTTGTACAACTTCTACCGTTTCTTCTTTGACAAGTTCAGTTTTACAATCAGGACAATCACCCTCAGGTGTCATGACACACCCTAAAGGATCATCACATACTTGTACTAATTTTGATTCCTTAACTGTTTTACGTTGCCATTCCGGCTCCTTCTTTACAGTTGATACTATAGTCGGTTTTTTTGCTCTCGGTTTTTCAAGAGGTTTTAGCATCGGTTCTTTGCCTTGTTCGACTATAACAAGCCATTGTTTACCATTCATAGTAATAACTTTAGTTTCAGCACCAATTGCTTTTTCATATGCAAATGGAATACCAAAGTACAATGCAGTAAGGATTATGAAAATATATTTGAGCATAAGACCTTTTTTAATTAGAGTTACAAAAAAGAGTGAAACTCTCACTCTCAGTAACTATTTTATCAAAAAGTGTCGATAGTGTCAAGTATTTTTTTCAATCCTTCTCCTGAAATGTCATATTCACCTATTTTTTCAGATACATCTAGATCACCTTTAAATACCTTTAAATCTCCATCATACCCATCTCCGGTCTGTAATCCGACCAAAATAACACTGTGATTTTTATATTCTATAGTCATAGAAAATGGTTCATTATCTACGGATGATACTTTTATCATGAGAAATTAAACTCCTCGAATTCTTTTTTAAATTTCATTTTTCCTCCAGTCGCTTTATCGAATGATGGCTCATCGTCATCTTCTTTCCATGGAGCATTAAATTTACCCTTCTTGTTCTTTTTATCATTCATTCTGTCTATCAAATCATCTTGTGCAGATTCTTCAAGATCATATAATTTCATTTTAGCACGATCAATACCTATCACAAATCTTTTTGATGATGTTGGATCATTATATCTATTCTTGAGTTGTTTCACCAACATTTGACCAAGGTTCTCAAGTTCTTCAGTAGATATCAAAGCAAACATCAAGTCAGCAGTTGCAGGAAGACCAAACGATTCAGATGTATCTTCAAGACCGACATCTGTACTCGTAAACCCTGAACGAGTGGTCTGCGTAGCCGATACAATTGGCACATCATATTCTACTGCCATACCACGCAGTTCTTCAGCAATGGATTTTATGAATGTATAAGAATTCACATTCGCTCCTTGCTTTAATCTTGCAGATGAACAAATGTTGAGATAATCAACAAAAATAATCTGCGGAACAAATTGTCTTTTGAGTTTCAATTCACTCAATAAATTACGAAAATGATTTGTATTAGCGGCGGCAGTCGGATACTCTTTGACAATTAATTTACCGTCTGTCACTTTACTTATACTTGCAACTTTTCTTTCGTACAAATCTTTAGGTAATTGCTTTAAATCATCAAGTGTAATGTTCATTAAATTTGCATCAATTCTTTCTGCAATCTTTTCTTCCGCCATCTCAAGTGTGATATACAAAACATTGTTTCCTTGAGATAGGCAACTTGACGCCATATGACACATGAACAATGATTTACCGACACCAGTACCTGCTATTGCAACATTGAGTGTCTTGTTTGGCAGACCACCATTTGTAATTTTATTGAAATATTCTAAATCGAATGGTATTCTTTGTTCTATTTGATGATAGGATTCATATCTTGCTTCAGCATCTTCAATATAATCATGTCCAATATTGGGATCAAAACATACTGCAAGTGCATCAGATAAAATCGCTGGAATAGCGCCTTTATCTTTCTCTGTTTTCTTTTGACCATCAATAATTGAAATAGATTCTAGAACTGCATTATAGATTGCTTTGTCTTGACAAAATTGTTCTGTAGTGTTAATAAGCCATTCTATTTCTGATTGCTCGTTCTTATTTGTCTCATAATTATTAAGCCTTTCTATAAGACCCTTAAACTGATCTTCTTGTAATTTAGAATTCTCATTGAGTTCTATTACAAGAGATTCTTTTGTTGGAGATATATTATATTTCTGAATAAATTTATCAATTTCCTCAAACAAGATCTTATCTGTGTGTTCAAGAAAATAATCATTCTTCAGATATGGTAATGATTTTCTGACAAAATCATCATTGTATAAGAGGTTCCTTAAAATCGTATCTTCTAGTCTTTCCATCCTCGCTTTCGTTTACTTCGATGTTTTCTTGTATGACTTCAATAAGAATATCGCCAATAAGTTGCTCAAATTCTATACCTTCTTCATCAGCATAGTTTTTATTGACAATTTCTTCTGGTATCTCAAGTATATCATATTCAAATTTATATGTCAACGTACCATCATCGTTTGGTTCTTCGTTAACACCAAATCTATTATACTTGTATATTACATCTTGAAACTTACCTTTCGTTATACGGAAGGCTTGTTGCTCATCATTATCATTCTGTGGATTCGGCACTATTTCGTACCATTCTTTTAAATTTTTTGAATCAGACACATCCATCTTTCAGGTATTAAATATTTTATATTATGTACCCTAGTAAATTCTAAAACTGCTAGAGTAACACCAGGTAATTCTTCAAACATATAATCATCTATTAAAATTATTCCGCCTTTATTCATTCTAGGATAAAAATAAATTAATCCATCCATTGTGCTTTTATATGTATCAGCATCCAAATGAACAAACGAATAATAATTTGTATTTTCTAAATTTATTGTATCTGGAAAAACACCTACATTTATTTCAACGTTATCAAATTTAGATAAAGTTTCTCTTGCAATTGACTCAGGCTCGGAAAAATCACCAATTACTTTACCACTAAAAATATCTTCATGAGGTAAACCTTGAAATGTATCATATAAATGTATTTTTTTATCTTGAAAAATACTTGCTAATAATTTAGCACTGCCACCTCTTGCAACACCAACCTCTGCTACATCACCATCAATATTGTCAGTTTTGACCTGTAATGCTCTATCTATCAAACAATCTAATTTCCATTCAGTATTACCATAATAAGTTTCAAAAATATTTTCTCGAAATACTTCAACTTTTGTTTTTTGAATGTGATAATGAGAATTAATTTTTTCATAATTTATTTCAAACGGTTTCATCATTCTCTTCTACTGTTTCACTTGTCGTTCCATATAAAAATTTTTCTTTACAAAATTCATCAATTTTTTTCATGACATCTTCTGTAAAATATTTTTCAGGTTGTTGCATAATTTGTTTACCAAACATTTTTGATCCGTCTGGTAACTCAAAACGAGTAGAGACTTTAGTAAAAATACCTGCTTCTTCTGCAAGTTCAAGCATACCATACCATCTATCTAAACCTTTGTCATATGTGACAAGAGCATCTATCATTTTATTTTCCACTGTCAATCTAGACTTGTGATTCTTACAATGTATCACATTACCAATAACTTCTGTTCCTTCTTTTTCTTTTCTCTTTGAGAGAAACACAATATTGCTTGAGGCATAATACAACCCTGTACCACCACCCATCACTTGTTGAGGAAACATTACACCTACTTGTGAATATGTATGATTTGTCACAAGCATAGGAACTTTTGCTTTACCTGCTTTGAGTGTTAATACTCTAAATGCACCTTTTACAAGGGCGGCTCGTGTCATGTCTTTTGTCTCTTTACCATCAGCAATGTCAGTCAATTCTTTTGATGTAGATAGCATACCAAGACTATCAAGACAAATCATCATAGGCTTACGTTCTTGATCAGCAAGATATTTATCTAATATCTTTGTTGATTGGTGTGCAAACTCCTGTATTGATGCAACTGGCAACATAACCATGCGAGAAGAATCTATACCTCTCCTCTCAATCATATCTTTCGTTATTGCAGATTCAGACTCAAAGTAAAGAACACCACCGTCAGGATTATCTGACAAAAATTGTTTGACAATACCGAGTACAAAAAATGTTTTTCCTGTAGCCGATTCTCCAGCAAAGGCGGTAATCTTGTTCCCAGCAAGCCCACCATAGATACTTCCCGATAGTAAAGCATTGAGAGCATAACTACCGGAATCAATAAAGGATTCAACATCACCTGCTTCAACACCATCAGAAACCAATCCAGCATATTCATTTCCTGTCTCCTTAATCATGTCTGTCAAAAAACTCATTACAACTCCTTAAACAAAAAAATTATCAATTGTATATCTCTTTTCATATTCCCAACCTACACAATTCAATATATCTTTCAACGGATCAAGAAATGTTTTCTCAAATTGCGTATCGTAGTCAATAAATTCATGTAATCCAAATTCTGCAGGCAATGTGTTACCCATACTCACAACTGTATCACCTACTGGATTTGGTGTTTTAAGATACGAAAATTTTATCTTTTCACCCTCTTGGATAATCTGATATTTTCTCGTAAGTTTATGTTCTTTTAATAATTTATTATGTATAATCGTGCCTTTTACATGTATTGGTGTTCCTTTTTTGTACAACATTGTTGCATCACTATATTTTGCAATACCTTTAACAGAACGAGGAAACGCAACATCTTCAGGTGGTAGTGACTCAAATTGATTTCTAAAACTTTCAACGAATGCAATCATATCATCTTCCGTATCATTCATCAAAATTTTGTATGCATCAGCAAGTTTTTGTCTCACAATAGCAGGTGTTGAAGATTTAACCGATTCAAGTCCCTTGACTTTGATTTTAGGTTTCTCAAATCGCACACCTTCACTGTCATGTACATTAATGATATAATGTTTCTTACCAGTCCAGATTGCTCTGTCAGCAAGAACCTCACGTTTCATGAACATCTTCTGCTGATATGCATTCATGTATTCACGTAACCCATTGAACGATCTGTCAATACATTCTTGTACTTTGCCATCACACACCTTGTCAAGAAAATCAATCACCTTTGTCTTGTCACTCGTATCATCAAATACACTTTTCACAAGGTCTTCAAGATTAACATAGATGGAGTCTGTATCGGATGCAATGACATAATCCTTATCTTCTGTTTTGAGTATTTTGTTTAGATATTCATTTACATCTCGCTCAACCCATTTGGTGGATAACTGACCACCAGTCGTAATTGCTTCTGCACATCTCACATCAAAGAAACGAAAATACTGATTACCCAAAGCACCATAAGCAGAATTCAGTTGAATTTTTCTTGCCATCTGCATGTTGTCAAGTCTTGCAACTTCTTTTGATAGTTTCACTCGCTCGGATGGATTTTTTTCATTTTCGTATAGTTGTTGTGTTTCAAGCATTTGCTTCTTAAACTTGGATCTCTCATTGTACATACGCTCCATCATAGCAGGTAGAAATCCTTGTATGTCTCTGCGAAAATGATAACCATTTGCGGCCATGCTCAAATTCTGTCTCTGACAATAAGAAGTATCTATTTCACCATCAAGCAATTTATCAACTGTTACCGCCTGAGGCGGATAATCAAGAACCATAGTTTCAGGTGATACATTATACTGCATAATCAAATGAGGGTATAAACTGTTCAAGTCAAACGATACAACCCAGTTGTATGCACCAGGTTCTGGTTCTTTCACATAGGCACCTTCGTATGGATTTTCCTTGAAAGTATTTTTCTTTGGTGGAAGTACGATACCTTTGCCACGCAATTCATTATATATCAAAGTGTCCCACATTCTTACTTGTGTGAAGACATCTGTGTAATTTACTTTTGCATCATATGCAAGAACAACTGCGGTCTCAATCAATTTCAATTTGTCTTCAAGTTTATCTACAAGGTCAACGTCTTTCACGTTGTAGTCCATGAATTTCTGAAAGTCTTGTTTATATAACTGATGCAGATTGTCAAACTCTGAATAATCTAATTTACGCTCACCAAGTTCTACGTGTGCGATATGATCAAGTCTGTAATTTTCTTGTTGTGTGTATGTAAATTTACGATATAGATCAAGATAATCAAGCGTGGCGGCACCGACCAATTCAAATGCTTGTTGCTCTCGTGTACCACCGAAACCCATTTGATTAACTGTTCTCTCACTCACAAACTTCCAAGGTGACAATCTTTGATATTCAGGCTTATCAAACAACCTATTCATACGATTGACAAGAAACGGTATATCAAAAAACTTTACGTTCCATCCAGTCACAATATCAACATCAAGTTTTTCCCAGAACGAAAGAAACTCTTGCAACATGTGAATTTCATTAGAACATCGTACATATGTCACATTCTCATCACTTGGTGTATATTCACCACAACCAAATGAATAAAATTTACCTTTGACTTTTACAGTAATTGATATGACTTCTTCTGATGCTATCTGTGGATCAGGAAAACCATTCTCTGAACCAGTCTCTATGTCAATGTTTGCAATACTGATTTGATTGATATCATAATATATTGTATCAGGAAAGTTATCAGCAATAAAACAATAATGAAAGTTTGTATTACCATAAATCTTGAAGTTATCTACACCTTCATATTTACGAATAAAATCTTTTGCATCGTTTATAGAACCGCATGGAACTTCGGATACGTTCTCACCCTCAAGGGTTTTCCATTTAGATTCTTTTGCTGAAGGGATGTATAGGGAAGGGTTGTAGTCTACTTTTTGCTTGAAGTGTCGGCCTTTATCATCTATTCCACGATAGAAGATTTGACCTTTTACATTTTGGACGTTAGTATAAAAACTCATGCATTAAATCTGGTATATCTATATTGATAGGGACTCCCAATTTGATCAAGTTTATCATAGCACAAAAGAATGTGCTTGTCAATCCAAGTTTTCTTAGATTGAAATGCACCTATTAAAAATAAAACCTGTAAATATATTTTCCAAAATAATGCTTTTACGGTTTCCATGGCAAATACTTGCCTTTAGTTTTTGCGTTTATAATTAATCCATTATGGCGATTAGACCCATCATTTCTGTACGAACAATGGACCCATCCACTATTTGGATCGCCCTCTGGATCGTGAAATTCTAGTATAATCTGGTCAAAATCACAGTTTTTATAAATCCATGTCGCTAATTCTTTATTTGATAGTCCATTGATCTCAAAATCGGCGGCTTGGCCTTTTGCATGTTGTGATTTACTTGAACTTCCCACTGCTTCACATAATTTAACTGACCTGAAACCAGAGTTAATACGGACTGCTTTACCGAAATGCTCTCTGACAGGTTGAAGAATATAGCAACAAAGATTTGTTAAATTGACAACTTCTTCCATCGTAGGTTCATTAGGTATGTTTCTACGAATAGCGGTATCTGAAAATGTCATTTCTTTTAACGAAAAATTCTTTGTCAGTTTCATTTAATCCTCTTCTAAAATGGTAACCCATTGGGGCCCATGTTTTTTATAATAATACATACTTGTTTCATTTTTTTCTTGCATTTTAAATAAGAATTTTTTTCCTCTATGAGAACCCTTCAGTAGACGAGAAAAGAAATCTTTAAATTTATTCCCAACATCATCTATGGTAATATTTCTTCCTTTCACATCAAATTTATCTAATACTTTACCAATTCCTGCACTTTTATTTGTACCTATCATTGCAAAGGTTTGTCTATCCTTTATAATTACTGAATGTTGGTCATATTTCTTACCCAACTCTATCATTTCTTTTTGTCTAATATTAGGAATAAATAAAGATTTTTCATTAACAAATCCATCTTCTTCTTGATAACCGCCTTTCATTTCAATAAAACCATAACCATTATCTCTGACTATTTTTTTGAGTTCTTTATAACGCTCAAGATTTTCTTTATTAGAAAATTCTTTTCTAAAAGGTGACATTACACCAAAATTTTCTGTTTTCTCTACATGGGTCATAATTCTGGAAAGACTAGACTCTGTAATGTATGTATTAAACGATAACATATTTTCTACTTTTTTTTGTTAACAAAAAGGAAGGAAATGTATAAGTATTTCCTTCCCAATTTTTGAAAAATTATTTCTTCTCTACGAATTCATACAATTCAGATGCTTTCTTCTTAATATCATCAATGGTATATGATTCGGGTTGAAGTTCTTTCCATAATTTCATGTTTGCATCACCATGAGCCTTTGCTTCATCCCATAGTTGATACATCATATTTTCGGATCTAGCATAATTATCATTGAGATAATTTTGCGCCATTTCTAAGAGTTTAAAACGTAGTTCAAATGGATTACTAGACATAATTTCTCCTTATGTGTGTGTTTGTGTGTGTTAAAATTTTTCAAATATACTCCTAAAAAAGGCGGTCCGAAGACCGCCCCAAAAGTTATACTACTTTATGATCTACAACTTTCACTCCATCATTGATTGGAATTTCACGAGGTTTCTTTTCCTCAGGAATTACTCTTTCCAAGTCAATAGTAAGAAGCCCGTTATACAGGTCTGCACCCTTCACGACCACATCGTCGGATAGGGTAAATCTGCGAGAAAATTGCCTCTTGGCAATTCCACGATGAAGGAAGTCATTTCCTTCCTCTTTTTCAGAGGGAACGGTCTTAATTGAAAGTGTGCCGTCCGCCACTTCTACCTGTAATTCGTCTTTAGAGAATCCAGCGAGTGCCATCTCAATTTGATATGCATACTCACCAGTTTTTTTGATGTTATATGGAGGGTATCCTGAACTTGTAGTACCAGGATCAACATCAAATAGACGGGA